ACGCCTCAACCAGTGTCCCATACAAAAGCGCGGGGTCGTAGTTGTCCCCCAGCCATGTGGTCGAGGCAGTGACGATGGACTCAGGGTAGTAGTAGTAATGAAGCTCCATGCTGTAGGCCGCGTCTGGAGTGGGGCCGATGAGAAACGTGAGTTCTGTCGTAATGACGCTGGATACCACAGCGGGGCCAAACAGGGCGTAGAACTTAGGCGACCCTGTGGATGTTGGTCTTGGGTACGCTTCTCTGATGAAGTTGACATCCTTGTTCAGCAGGTATGTGTATGCCCCCGTAACAGGAGCTATTGCTGCCAGAGAGTACGAAGACAGGAAATCATCCGGGCAGGCCAAATACTTGTTACTGGCAGTAGTGATGCCCGTTACATTCTTACGCAGTGCTGGAATCTGTACGGTGTTGTATATGCGTTTCTCTGCCTGCGTGATGAACAAGTTCATGTCCACCGTAGGAAAGGTGTTCTCGGTGTACGATGAAATGGCAGAAACCAACGCAGCGTAGTTCATGCCATCGGACCCCGAGACATCGTACCTTTAGTCGCCGCACCCGTGCCGCGCATCTTGATACCCGATGTCTTAACACCGGGCTGCTCTTGGCTGGTGATGCGTCCAATCGAAGCACGGGCATTGTTTAACATGCTCATGTCTTTGCCCTTGCCGGGGTTCGCTTCCACGGTCACGGGTTTGTTCGTCATGGTGTGCGGCTTTGCGTACGCCGCTGCTTGTTTGTTGTTGATCATCTTAGCCCCCGCGACCAGATTTCTGGTTCATCACTTTAGCCATGCCACGACCGTACTTCAACATGTCTTCGTTGGTCTTACCACCTTTGGAAAACTTGGTCATGGGCTTGCCGGGATGTAGCCGCTTCTCGTGCTTATGCACGGCCCCAGCCATCATCTTCTTGTCCTGCTTCATGTCTGCCTTGTCCATATCAACTCCTAAGTTACTGTAACCGAGCCAAGTTCTAATTCTGCCACCAAGTAGTTGGGGGTCAGTCCATCCTCGTTGCCCCTAGACCCGCCTACCGGGTTCCAGTTCCACTGAAATACTCTGCTGCCTTCACCCGGGTACCCGTCCACCAACAGGCCAGAAGCCACATAGCTCAAGTCCCGGCGTGGATCACGCAGTCCCTGTGGGTCATCTACCGGGTACATCCCCAACTGCAACTGCGGTTGATCTGGTGTCCAGCAGGTTGGGCACACCAGCAAGTTGTAGGTTTTGGTCTTAACAACTTCCTTCTTCAGTTCCTTCAGCTTGTAGCGAAACCCGCAGCGGTCACATTCCGCTATCGCATTCTTACCTGATGCAAACCTATTGCCCATGATTACATAAACATCTGTCGTGGCACAAACCGCACCGCTGCTTTCTCGCGGTCTTCATCTTGAGCAAGCTGCCATGCTTCATCGTACTGCTCTTTCAACACCTGTAAACGCTCCATGCCATTGGGCAGCTTGAGCGCCAAGTAGTATGCCAACCCCGCCGCTACGCAAGGTATAAACCTGAACGGGACATCCATCGTATCAGAACCATCTCCAGCGTTCTGGTTCCGGCGCAACCGCCAGTACACGAAGGTGTATGTCTGGGAACCATCAGGAGTGGGCCAGACGGTGATTGCAGGGGGGTTTGATACATAGACTGCTGTGGAGCTTGTGTGTGATGCTGCGGTGGTGTTTGCCTGCCCTCTGGAGCACGCTGTCAGCACGTTCCCCACGATGTAGCCGTAGTAGATGATCTCGTTGTCCACCTTGATGTACCCGGCAGCGGCAAGCCCCACGACAGAACTCAGAGTGATGGTGGTGGCTGTGGCCGTCACGGCTCCGTTGAGAGTCAGCGTTGTAGCGGATGTCTGCCCTGAGTTGCGCTGCACCATGACCTGAATGGGCCTTGCCTGCGTCAACTTGTTGGGCAGCGTAGCGTAGGTACTGACGCTGATGCGCGTGATGGTCAGGTCTGCTTGGTTGGACGTTGAGTTGGCATCGGTGCGGATGACATGCTCGAGCAAGTCTACGGTGTCTGTGGGCAACGCGTAAGTGTTTAATCCCTGAGTCAGGGTGAACGACCCCTGCTCGATTGTCCACATGTTGATGCCCCGGTTGGCCCAGTCCGCAAACATGATGTTGAGGGACCGCCGCGCCGTACGCATGTCATAGCCAGAGCGAAGTTCAGACCCCGCACGTTCAAATGCGTCTTCTATGACTTCACTCAAGTCCATGTCGAAGTTAGAGACGCCGGAAGTTGTCATGGCATCACCGCGCTGTACATCCGATGTTCTTGCGGGCTAACCGTCAAAGCTTCTTGTATCGGATTTTGTTTGTACCCTTGCATTGGCTCTTGCATTGGCCTTGGCATTTGTGCTTGCTTATTTTGCATATTTATCATATTTTGAATGTCAAGCCCGCCTGTGTTTGTCTGGTAAGGCTGCGGCATGTCCATTGTCAGACTCATGGGCGTATTCATGGGGTCATAGCGTGCCCCTGATGCTTGTTGAGCTTGTTTGCCTTGCTGGGCTTGTTGCTGTCCAATTTGTTGGGGGCCATAACCCGGTTGCTGTCCTGCCTGTTGGGGGCCATACGGATTCTGCATTTGGTACGGGCTGTACTGTTGCGGCTGTTGCGGCTGTTGCGGCTGCCCGTACCGACCCTTCGGCATTAGCTGCTGCCTTTGCTGCTGCATTTGCTGCTGTTTTTGCTGCTGCCTTTGCTGCTGCATTTGCTGCTGTTGCATCTGCGCCATTTGCTGCTGTTGCATCTGCTGGTCGTAGCCGCCCATGCCTTGCTGCTGGCCGTAGCCGCCCATGCCTTGCTGCTGGCCGTAGCCGCCCATGCCTTGCTGCTGGCCGTAGCCCTGCGGTTGCCCAAAGCCTTGCTGTTGCCCGAAGCCCTGTTGCTGCCCGTAGCCGCCTTGCTGCCCGTAGCCGCCTTGCTGCCCGTAGCCGCCTTGCTGCCCGTAGCCGCCTTGCTGCCCGTAGCCGCCTTGCTGCCCGTAACCGCCTTGCTGCCCGTAGCCGCCTTGCTGCCCGTAGCCGCCTTGCTGCCCGTAGCCGCCTTGCTGCCCGTAGCCGCCTTGCTGCCCGTAGCCGCCTTGCTGCCCGTAACCGCCTTGCTGCCCGTAGCCGCCTTGCTGCCCGTAGCCGCCTTGCTGCCCGTAGCCGCCTTGCTGCCCGTAACCGCCTTGCTGCCCGTAGCCGCCTTGCTGCCCGTAGCCGCCCATGCCTTGTTGCTGCCCGTAACCCCCAAAGCCCTGCTGTTGCCCGTAGCCGCCTTGTTGCCCGAAGCCGCCTTGTTGCCCGAAGCCGCCTTGTTGCCCGAAGCCGCCTTGTTGCCCGAAGCCTTGCTGCTGGCCGAAGCCGCCTTGCTGGCCGTAGCCGCCCATGCCTTGCTGCTGGCCGAAGCCTTGTTGCTGCCCGAAGCCTTGCTGTTGCCCGAAGCCTTGCTGTTGCCCGAAGCCTTGCTGTTGCCCGAAGCCCTGCGGCTGTTGACCGAAGCCTTGCTGTTGATTAAACTGCGACCTCGAATTTCCAAATGCTGAAGTTGTCATTATCTGAATCCTGCGGTTTTCTTGGCAATCGTCTTGGGCTGCGCCACAAACTGTTTGCCACTTGCTTTACCTGCTCTTTTAGCTCGGGTTGTTGCTGCGTACTCCGCTGGGCTAAGGCTCTTAATTGCGGCTTTTGGCAAATACCGCTCCCCCGTCTTGCTCGACGGTTTACCAGACTTAGTTGTCCAATCCTGCTTTCCCCAATCCTTCAGGGATTGTTGCGGTGCTTTAATCACGATACCCGCCGCCTGCGGCCTTATACCGTTTAGCCATAACTTGCGCTTTTCTTGCGCTCCATTGCCCTGCTCCAGTGCCAACGATTGCAGCGGCTTTGACGCTGTTGAAAATCCGCTTGCGCAGATTGGGCTTGGTATAGTTGCCGGCTTCATTGACCTTTGACTTCACTTCCCCGCCCTCGGCATACTGCGTGAAGTCCGTGTCGTCCCTACGAGCCTTTTTCCGGCCCCCGGGCATTTTGCTGGGGTCAATGGCCCCCATGCCACGGGAAGCTTTCATTTAGCACAGCTTCCCACGGGTCTTACCCCGTTGCGCTATGCCATCTGCCCGGGATGAGACGGAACCGCCGGATGCATACTTCTTGACTGCGCCGCCACGCTTCATCGCGCTTGGACCCCGTGCCCATGATGGGCGGTCAACAACAAGATCACGGGATGCACGGCCTTGGTCCATCTTGTCCCGATCAGACAGCTTGCGGGCGGCTTCTTTGACGTTGTCTGCCTCGTCCTTGAGGCCCGCAAGTTTCTTCTGTGGGCCAGACACTTTGGGGGTCGCCTGCTCTGCCGCTTTGGCACCCGCCCCAGCTTCCTTGGCAACAACATCCGTGCTTTTGCCTGCAAGGCGCGGAGCATTCATTACTCTGCCTGCGGTACCCCCCAAGAAAGTTACAGGCGTTTCTGCCCCGGTAGACACCGAGCGGCTGGCACTTTGGGCAAGATACGGTTCTACTCGCGTGGCTTCTTTAGCCGCACTTCTGCCCGCTAATTTACCCACCCCCGCCCTAAGCAGACTTGCCGCACCGCCGGCAACAGACTCCACAGGGTACGATCCTTCCAACGCTTGTGACTCCGCCATTGCACTACGCCGCGCTTTACCCTCGGGGGTTTGTGCAGCTTCTTGGGCCCTTTGGTACTGCTGTTCTTTGCCGTACGCGCCGGAAGTGGGAGTCGAGCCGTCGCGCCGTGTCAGCCCCTGCTGCTTGTTCATGTAGTCGCGCAGACTCATATTCGACTTGGCAAGCTCCTCTTTGGTGACTACCTTGGGCTTTGCCGGCGCAGCATTGTCTTCACGCCCCCTTGCAGCTATCTCAAACCGGGCCCGCGCACGAGTGGGGGCGTCGATATTTTCGTTGGGGCCCTCTCGGACAAGACCGTCGTCCGCAAATTTGCGCATCTTCATGTCAACTCCTTAGCAGGCCATGCCGCCGCTTTTCATTTTGATCTGCTTGGCTTTGGTTTTGCCTTTGGAGGCAACCCCGTCAGCAGCACGAACGAACCCGCCGGTTGCCATTTTCATAGCAGAGTTCTTCATCATCTTGCCACCCGGCATCTTGTGCATGCCGTCTTTTTTCTTAGCCATCATTGCCATCATGCCTGCGTTCATTTTGGAAGCCATAATGTCACCACCTTTTGAAAATTTACGGCCCTTGTCGGCCTCGTTAAAGTCTTTTCCCACGGACTGCGGGACTCCTACTTTCTTAGCAAACGATGGCGAGTTGGCAATCGCAGCCATGAAATTGTGTTGTTTTTTGCTTGTGCTCGGCACTACTTATTCCACCAATGCGCCACTTGCACAAGCCCTGCACCGACCGTGCCGCTTACTCCGCCAATAATCATCAGCATCTTCCAACCACCTTTTGCTTCTGATAACGTCTTGTCAATCGCCGTCAAAGTTATCTGCATTGCTGCCATATTCTTTGACATCGTAGCTACATCTTCTTGAATATGGCGGATATCGGAAGCGTGCGTAGCAACCTCGCGCACCATGTCTAGCTCTTGTCTACGGTCAATGCCAGTTC